TTTAGCTTTAGAAATGATAGGTGCTAAAATAGATAGTGGCGTAATAACTGCTCCATTTGCTGGTAAAATGTCTGATTTGCAAGCATGGCAAGGTGCTTGGACTCAAGATGATGTAACCTATGATTATCTTAATCCAGAACAATTAGCATTAAATAGAAGTGGTACATCGCTAACTAACTCTAATCTTAAACTATGGTATCCAATGAACGATGGTCATAGAGGTAATCAGTCTTATGTATCTGATGCTTCTAATACAGGGCTTGGTGATGAGATGGTTACAAACGGAAGTTTTGACTTTTCGGATGGAACGGATATATGGTTGCAAACTGGTTGGAGTGCTTATTCGGATGCTACAGACCATCATGTATATGACGGAAAATTAAAAATAACACAATCTAGTAGTAATGATGGAGCGTATTATACAATAACTGCTGTATCGGGAACTACATACAAATTTTCTGTAGATTGTTCTGGTGAGGTTGGTACTAGTTGTATTTATGTTCATAATAATGTGAATACTAGAAGTATTAATACTACTTCAGGGACAAACATAGCGTATTTTACAGCTACAGGAAGTGGAACTGTAAATATATATTTTAGAACTCCTGGTAATGATGGCACAGGAGGAACATCTTATTACGATAATTTCTCAATTAAACCAGTAAACAATAAAAACAACGCAACAACTGTATTTTATGGTGATGAGCAGATAACTGACCAAGTAAATAGAGATTTTAGTGGAAGTGGTAATTGGGGTAATTATGGAAGTTCTTCAACTGCTCCCTCTATATCAGGAGGTAAATTAGTATGTGTTACAGATGGAGACGGTGGGAATGAAGGCGCTCAATTAGCTTTAAGTGCTGTAGATGGTACAGGTGGCGCCCATCCAATTGTAGCAGGTAGAACTTATAGAATGAGTGCTAAATTAGATAACACAGCTGGAAAAACTACTCCTGATATAAATTTTTCTTTAGGAGGCAAGCATGTTAATGTAATTAGAACAAGCGATAATGACACTACTGGAACTATTGACACAACTGAACAAGCGTATCATGCAGATATTACTGCTGATGATAATTCAACTGCGGTATTAATTTACCAAACCTCAGCAGACAATGACGCAACTACTACTTTTACTATTGATGATGTTTCTATTAAGGAAGTAGGCACATCTATGGGTTGGACAGATGCAGACCAACAACTTGATATACCTCAAACAGCACTACAGTCTTATAATCAATTGGCTTGGTTTGATGGGACACAAGGTGTTGATAATTATATTGCTTTTTCAGATGGGAGTAGTGATTTAAATTTTCAAGCAACTGATAGAACTATTTCCTTTTGGTTTTATCCTTTAGAAGAAGATGATGAAAATGGATATATAATGAATAAAGGAACATTTGGTACAGGCGGTGATGGTTCTGGGTGGTATATTTACTATAACAGTTCAACAGGAGTACTTCAATATTATACAAATCAAACAGGAGCTAATCAACCTAATAATTCAATTGCTCTTACATATGGAGAGTGGGCTCATTGTGCAGTTGTAATAAGTGATAGTGGAACAGATTCTACGTGGTATATAAATGGAGAAGCAGGTACTCCAAAAACTAATCATATTGCTCCAGCTAGTGATACTCAAAACTTCAATTTAATGAATAGAGCTGGTGCTACTAAAGCATGTGGCGGCTCTATAAATGAAGTATCTATATGGAATAAAACTTTAACTCAATCAGAAATTAATGAACTGTATAATAATGGTTTAGCGCTTGATGCTACAGGTCATTCTGCATCTGCAAATTTATTACATTATTGGAGAAACAATGGTCTCTCAACTTGGACAGATATAGGCAATGCAGGTTCTTTATATAATGGGACTCCAACAAATATTACAGAAACAATGTTAATCACAGCAGGAGTAGATGGTTCAAGAGATTCTCAAGGATTTCTAATGAATAGACAAAGAACTACTAATAGTTTGAATAACAATACTATAATAGATGGAGATGTTGATAGAGGTGCTTATAGTAAAGTAGAAACTCATCCACTTTATACAGGAAGTGCTGTAACAAATTATAGTATATCTTTTTGGATGAAATTAGGTATAAAACCAAGTGACTTTTTATCTTCTGGTAATAGTTTTGTTGTATTTGATACTACAAAATCTAATGCTAATAGAGCTTTTAAACTTTATCTACCTTCAAATACTAATATAATGTATTTATATACATTTTATGATGGTTCTGCAAGTGATAAATCAGTTTATATGGATTACGATTTAGACAATTTAGGCAATTCTATAGTAAACCCTCCAACTGCAGCTACCAATGGAATTGGGGAGGCATTTGACCCAAACAAATGGTACCACGTTACTTGTACATTTGACCATGATAGAACTACAGGAAGTGGCAATGCGGACAATACAAATGCTGAAGACCATAATTTTACACCTTATTTTCTTTATATTAATGGAATACAGGTTGCTGCAGAAGGAAGAGAAGGAGCTAATTCAGCAATGACTACAGCTCGTTCTATGCAAAACGCAAATGTTCCTATGATAATAGGTTCTGATATGGGAAGTGATGGAACTATTACAGAAACAAGTTACCAAGATTTTCCAGGTGAATTAGATGATATATGTTTTTATTCAGACACATTAACAGATGAAGAAGTAACAAGAAATTATAACGCAGGTAAAAGGAGTCACAGATAATGGCACATTATGAAATGTATTTTTGCATACCTAGCAGCGCATTTAATAGTGCTGTTGGGACTAAAATAAAAGGATTATACCCTATAGTAGAATCAGTAGATGAAGATACTGGGGATGTAACTTATAAGTCAGCACCTACATGGACTGATATTATAATGAGTGGTAAGGTAGGACCGCCTAGATATTCACATGATAAATCTTATGTTATTATTAAGGGTGAATGGTCTATGAAAGATGGTATACTAACAGAGCTTATGGAATTAGGTTATGGTTTAGACTATCCTAACTTTAGTGTATTAACTAAAACAGAAGCTCAAACATTAGTAAATAGTAGTACATTTACAGGAGAATAATGGAAGAAAAGAAAACACCTTGGGAGACTTATTCCGAACAGGCTATTGACCCGTTTGGTAATTCTATGCTTGGTCAAACACTTAATCAACAAAGAGAAGACCGTTTAAGACAGCAATTAGATGAAAATGAAGCTCAACAATTCTGGCAAGATTTTATGGAACAAGGTGGAGCTAGGCAGAATGAGGAGATACCTAATCCAGATGTAATGATGATGGAAGACCCTTCGTTACTTGATGCTGCTATTATGGGAAGTTCTAAACCTTTTGCAGCAAGTATGTTAGGATGGCCAGTTAAAAAGGCTTCTGAAAAGTTATTAAAGAAGGGTGTGGCAAAAACTTTTGCAAAAGGATTAGGCAAGGTAGGTTCAAGGTTTATTCCAGGAGTAGGATGGGCATTGGGAGCTGCAGATTTAGTAGATTATTTTGGTTATCCTATATACGACCATATACCTGGAGGTGATTATTTAACTTGGAGAGATACTTCAGAAGGAGAAGAAGAGTAATGTATAAATGGGGACCAAGAAGCAGGAAGCACTTAGTCACACTAGACGAGAGGCTTCAAAAGGTATTAAATGAAGTTATAAAATATGTTGATTGTTCAATAATAGAGGGTCATAGAAGTGGAGAAAGACAAAATAAATTGTACGAAGAAGGTAAAACAAAAGTTAAATATCCGCACGGTCGTCACAATGCTAATCCAAGTAGGGCTGTTGATGTGGTCCCTTATCCTATTGATTGGAATGATAGGGAACGTTTTCATCTTTTTGCTGGTTTTGTGCTTGGGATTGCTCAGTCTATGGGAATAAAGCTTAGATGGGGTGGTGATTGGAATATGAATTTTGAAGTAGACGATAATAATTTTGATGATTTTCCTCATTTTGAATTAATAGATTAAAAGGAGATAGTATGTTAGGAAGAGGTAGGAATATGAAAGGTTTAATGGGTTTAATGGGTAAGTATTTAAATAAAAATAAAGGTGCACAAGGTGGTCCTCCTCCAAGAGGTATGATGCCACCTCAAAGACCTATGTCTCCAATGCCTTTAATGCCACCTAATGCACTGCCAATGATTCCAAGACAACCAATGCCGTTACCAAAAGGTCGTACATTTATGCCACCACAAGGTCCTACAGCTCCTATGAAAAGAGCTCCTGGAATGGCAACGCCTCCTAGAATGGCACCACAAGGAAGAATGTCTCCTTTACAAATGTTGCAAATGCAACAACAAGTTGGAATGAACCAAAATCCATACGGGTAAATTTGTACACAATAAATATAGAACATAAGGATAAAGGTCTTACCACTTATTCTGTTTATAGAAAAAAAGAAGCAGATGAAAAGGGAATTGATTATGTATACTGGAAAATGGTTAAACCTGGGGGATATGCTATATCTGATGATGATTATGTTGCTAAATGTATTAATCGAAAAGAGTATCCTTCTAACCACAACAAAGACAATGTCTATCTTCGTTTCCCATGGGGTTACACTTTTTTTAATCCTAAGTATGCTTCTAAAAAATTAAAAGTATCAGGTAGGAAAACTAATACTACAATGTCTGGCAAACCTATGCTGGAAGTAAAGTCAAAGCAAGATATGATGAAAAATCTTGCAAAAGCCTATTCTGTTACATGGGACTATAATCTAGCATTAGATATGGTTCTTGGTAGTTATACACCCACTGAATTTAAAAAGTGGAAACGAATGATGAAAACGGAGGTTTTTGAGAAAATGATAAAAGAAGAACTTGCAGACTTACTTACCGACCACGGATTAGACAAGACTTATACTTTAGATTTACTTGCTAAAGTAATAGCTATGGCTGAAGATAAAAAAGATGTTACTAATCTTATGCGTGCTGTAGAGAATCTACAAGGTATGCACGGTATGAAAGAAAAACAACTTGTTAAAACAACTGAAAAGTTAGAAGCTATAAGCAATACTAAACTTATAGATGAGTTGAGAGAAGAGGAAGATAAGTTAATAGCTACTAAGACTACTACTGAGGAAAAATAATGCCAACAGATAATTGAGGTATTTTATAAAAGATATATTAACAAAAAGAGATGCAAAATGTTTATGTAATTTAAATGTAGATAAATATGACTTTAGTAATAGTATTATGAAAAAGATTACAAAAAAAATAAAAAATGTTATTGGGGATATTTCTTTATCTAAACCTAGTTATTACAATATAGATAGCTCTCAAAATGGTCATAACTGGCATAAGGATACTGGGACACATGGTCATATGTTATGGTGCAACTATGGAGTTAGCATTCTTTTAAAAAAATCAGAGGGTGGTTTGTTTAAATACAAAAATCCATATAAAACATATAACCAAGAAGAACATTATTTAAATGCTATCATACATTCAAGTGATGAATGGCATATGGTAGAGCCATCAAAAAAAGGAAGAACAGTTTTGTTAATGTTTTTATAATCAATGGATTACGAAGAACAATATAGTCAAATGCAGGCTTTAAAAAAGCTTCGAAATAACATGGCATTGTTCGGAAGGCACTGCTTCCCTACAGCCCTTAGAAAGAGTACACCACCTTTTCATAAAGATGTGTATTCTTCTCTAGCTGACGACAACAAAAGGAGGGTGTTAATTGCAGCTCCCCGTGGTACAGCCAAGTCTACAGTTACCACCCTCATCTTCCCTTTATGGAGAGTGGCTTTTAAAACAACAAATGAAGATTTATTTATTGTTATAATTTCTGAATCCCAAACTCAGTCTATAAACTTCTTATCACGTATTAAATATCATTTAACACATTCAGATAAATTTAGAGAAATATTTGGAGACCTTGGTCCTAATACAGCTAAAAGATGGACTAACAATGATGTAGTACTTGCTAATGGAGCTAGGATAATAGCTGTAGGTACTGGACAAAGAGTTAGAGGATTTATTGAAGGAGATACTCGTCCTAATCTTATTGTAGTAGATGATTTTGAATCTGAGTTAAATGCATACACTGCAGAAGCTAGAGCAAAGAATAGAAAATGGATTACAGAAGCTGTTATACCATCATTATCAGATGAAGGTAAAATAGCTATGATTGGAACTGTAATATCAGAAGATTGCTTCTTATACTGGGCAAAAGATTCAGAAGCTTGGAATACATTGTGGTATTCTATATGGGATGAAGATGAAAAAAGTATTTGGCCTGAAAGATTTCCTAAATCTAGGATAATGGAAATTAAAAAAGAGTTTGCTTCTGTAGGTAACTTAAATGGATTTTATCAAGAGTATATGAATATAGCTCAATCTCCAGATATGGCTCCATTCAAACCAGAATGGATTAAACTACACCATTATGATTATAAACGAATAGATGGGCAAAATTGCCTAGTTAGGACAAAAGGTGGAGAAGAAGAAATTAAACCAGTGGAAGTCTATTGCGGAGTTGACCCTGCTAGCTCCCTTTCTTCCACTGCTGATTATTTTGTTGTTACTACAATTGGTATTGACTGTGATAATAACAAGTATATTATTGATATATATAGGGATAGAATTTCTCCTGCAGAACAGCCTCAGAAGCTTATTGAAGTTTTTAAGAAGTATAGGCCTAGGAGGATGAAGATTGAAACCGTTGGTTACCAGGAAGCTTTAAGAACTGCTGTAAGAGAACTTATGTTAAAAGAAAGTTTATTTATACCAGGATTAGAAAAAGGTGTAAAACCAAGAAACAGAAAAAGTGAAAGACTTTTATCACTTGTTCCCTTGTTTGCAAAAGGTACTTTCTTTTTTAGACCACAAGATAATATAGCACAGCAAGAATTTTTAAGCTATCCTAGAGGTAAACATGATGATGTTATGGATGCAATATGGACAGCTTTACATGGTGCTAGGCCTTCTAGAATTAAAAGTTTTGATAAAGATGATAATTATTTAAACAAACCAAAGAAAAAGCTTGATTGGATGACCCTTTAGGTTGTATATTAAGTTGATAAAAACTAGGTATAATATTGGCAGATAACGAGAAAAAAACACCAGAGATAGTAAATGAAACATTAAGGATTTTTAAGGATTACAGCAAAAAGCGTGATGCTTGGGCTCAACAAGCCAAAGAAGACAAAGAGTTTCGTTTAGGTCGTCAATGGACTAAAGAACAATCAGAAACATTAGAAGCTAGAGGACAAGCTCCAATAGTTGTTAATCGTATTCACCCAGCAGTTGAAACAGCAAAAGCTATGCTTACTGCTAATAGACCGTCATTTAGGTGTGCGCCTAGAGAAGATTCAGATAGAAAAACAGCAAATGTAATGAGTGCATTACTTACTTATATGTATGATATATCTGACGGTAGAACTATCATAAGACAAGCTATAGATGATTACTATGTAATGGGAGTAGGATATATTAATGTATATCAAGACCCTATGATGGATATGGGTAAAGGTGAAGTTTGTATGCATGATATAGACCCATTAGATGTATATGTAGACCCTAATAGTAGAAATAGATTCTTTGATGATGCAGAAAATGTTATTGTTTCTCGTTTATTTAGTAGAGAACAAGCTAAAAAACTTTATCCTAAATACAAAAAAGAAATAGATGATGCTAATAGTGAGCAAGACTTTAATATGCCTGAAACAGGTAGAGATAATGAAAGTAGAGTATTTTTCCCAGAAGATGTAGGTTTATTGCACGAACAAAGTGAATATGTTAGAGGATATGAAAGATACTATAAATTAGAGGTTGAAAAAACAAGAACTTATGAATCCTTTAGTGGTAATGAAGAATTATTAGATAAAGAAGAATTTGAACAGTACATACAACAGCCAGCTTGGATAATACAAGGCCAAGTTATTGTTGACCAAGAACAGGCTCAACAAATATCTGCTCAACTAATGGCTCAGTATGAAATGCAAAAAGAAGAAGCTATGGCTATGGAACAGCAAAAAATGACTCAAGCAGGTCTTCCTCCTGAAGCTGAAATGCCACAAATAGATATTCAACCACCTCAAATTGAACAAACAGACTATCAAGGTCTTATATTAAAACAGTTAATAGAAATAGTAAAGATAAAAGTAACAAGAGTAAAACAATGTATTATTGTTGGAGAAACTCTTCTTTATTCTAGAATACTTCCTATAGACCAATATCCTGTAGTTCCAATATGTAACCTGCATACTAGAACACCTTATCCTACATCAGATGTAAGAATGGTAAAAGGTTTACAAGAGTATATAAACAAAACTCGTTCTTTAATTATTGCACACGCTACTACAAGTACTAATACTAAAATACTAGTTCCTGAAGGTAGTGTAGATATGAAAGACTTTGAAGAAAAATGGGCACAGCCTGGTGTTGCTATACCTTATGACCCAACAGATGGGGCTCCTGTAACGGTTCAACCTAGTCCGCTACCTAATGAGCTTTATCAAAATGAAACTACAGCTAAAAATGATATTGACCATCAATTAGGTTTATATGAAATGATGATGGGCAATTCTCAGGCTGCCCCACAAACTTATAAAGCTACTATATCTTTAGATGAATTTGGTCAACGAAAAATTAAATCTAAATTAACAGATATAGAGCAAGCATTAGTAAGGGTTGGGCAAATTGCAATACCATTAATGCAACAATTATATAGTGTAGAAAAAACATTTAGACTTGTTAATCCAAACAATTCTATGAGTGAGTATGTTGTAAATAAAAGATTATACGATGATAAAACTGGAGAAGTTCAAGTATTTAATGATATAACAGTAGGTAAATACGATGTTATAGTTGTAAGTGGAAGTACATTGCCTACTAATAGATATGCTGAACTTGAGTTTTATATGGATGCATATCAAAAAGGACTTGTTGATAGACAAGAAGTTCTAAAGAAAACTGAAATATTTGATATTGAAGGTGTTATGCAACGTACTGATGAAATACAAAAATTACAATCTATGGTTCAACAACAACAAGAGCAGATTAAAAACTTACAAGGAGACTTGCAAAGTAGAGACAGAGAAGCAGTTAACCTTCGTAAGAAAGTAGAAGTTGAGAAGTTTAAAGGAGATTTAGACAAAACATCTAATAAAGCTAAATCTGCTGGAGTCTTGTTCGAAAAAAGATTGGATGACAATTTAGCCACTGTTAAGCGTCAGATTTCTGATGCTAGCAAAAAAGAAGGCTCACCCTCTCGTGGCAAAGAGGCAGCTAAAAATAGGAAATAAAAAATGGACGCATTAGAGACAACCAACAATACAGACACCCCTGAATCTCAGGGCTCTGGACAATTATCGGTAGAAGAAGCGTTTTTCACAAGTGAAGAGCAACCTACGGTAAATAACGAGACAGTCGGGACTCCTGAAACTCAGGAAACTCCTGCTGGAGATGGTGCTAATTTAAATATTGAAGAAACTCAACAATCAAATGATGAGAGAAGATTTCAATATTGGCAATCAGAAGCTGATAAAGCTAAAAATGAAATTGCTCAGTTAAAAGCACAACTGAATCAACAGCCTCAACCACAGCAAGCACAACCTGCTCCTGTGGAACAAAAGCCTGTTGAGGAATTTCCTCCTGCTCCAGAAAAACCAAAAGCACCTGTAGGCTTCAATAGGGCGGAAGCTAATGAAGACCCTAACAGTGCAAGTGCTCAATACTTAAATCAGTTAGACGAATGGAGAGACGATATAATACAGTATAATTCACTTAAAAGTGAATACCAAACTGCATTAGTATCTGAACAACTTCAGAATCAAGAAAAAGCTAGACAAGATGATATAAGAAGAGCTCAAGCTTATCAACAGCAACAACAGCAAGTTAATCAAGTACACCAAAGAGTTCAAGGTGAATTTGGTTTAACTGCTGAAGAAGCTACTGAATTTGTTCAAACAATGTCAAGACCAGAAAGTTTAACTATGGATAATCTTGTTCAACTGTATAGAATGCAGAAAGGTTCTGGGCAGACAGTACAAACACAACCGACTGGCCCTAGCGAAACGTTTAATCAACAAGCTAGAGCACAGCAAGTTCCATCACCGATGGGTGTTTTACCTGCACAACAGAATGAATCTACAACCTCTGCAGAAGACACGATTATGGATTCGATGATTAACGGTTACAAAAAAAGTAACCCTTGGTAAAATAATATATTCTACTCGAAGGTCTACGCGACAGCTGAGAGAGAATTAAATTGATTGGAGATTGAAATGGCTAACTTTTATAGTGGTCAAGCTGGTGCTGATGCGCAAGGCGTTTCGATTGACGATACACGTAGAGTCTTTAATTTTGGGGATAGAGTTGCAGAACTCGCTCCTCAACAAAGCCCGTTTTTCGTTTATCTAAATAAAGTTGCAAAAAAAGCCACAAACGACCCTGTATTTAAATTCCTAGAACAACGTCATCAATGGCAAAGACGTAATTTCTTGGTACAGTCAACAGAAGTTTTAGCTGATGGAGGAGCAATTACCGCTAATGGTAGTGCTACTTTAGCTGCTGATGAAGACTTAGTATTACATTGTAAATATGACCAATATGGTAAAATTGCTACAAGTGAACCTTGTAATTTTATTATGCCAGGTGCTATACTTGCAATAAAAGCAGACGATGGAGAGGTATATAGATTTAGAGTAGATGAAAATGCTGCTTTTACATCTAGTACATCTTCTTATTCTGCTACATCACCAGCAACTGCTCAAGTTCACCATGATACAAATGGTGTAACAACTATCAACGCAGAAGCTTGTATAGCTTTACAAGATATTCCTGAAGATACGACAATAACAGCAGGAAATGCTGGAGCAGTAATTGGTAGTTCATTTGCTGAAGGAACTGATAGCCCTATAGGTTGGGAAGATAAAATGTATGATAGAGAAGGTTATACTCAAATCTTTAAAACAGGTATGAGTATCTTTTCTGGTACATCTCTTGCTACTGAATATAGAGGTATTAAAAATGAGTTCCAAAGAATATGGACTGATAAATTGATGGAACATAAAATGGATATTGAACAAGCTATGTTATTTGGTTATGGTGCTACTTTAAATGACCAGTCTACCAGTGCTCCTGTTAGACAGTCGTGGGGAATAGTTCCTTACACTAATACATATGGTAAAGTATACAATATGAGTTATTCATCATCTGGATATGATGCTTTCTTAGATGCAATGGAAGATTTCTTTGCGCCTGAAGGTGGAAACAGTGGAAATAAACTTGTATTAGCTTCAAGAAAAGTAATCACTTACTTAAATAAATTAGGCAGTGGTTCTTTCATGAATAATACTGTAGGTTCATCTCAATACAGATTAGATGTAGATAATGTTCCTGGTCAATTTGGTCATACAGTAACAAAAGTAAATACTATTTTTGGTAATTTACACTTTGTTGCTGAACCTTTATTAAGAGGACCATGGGAAGATTACTGTGTTGCAGTTGACCTTGGAAATGTAGCTTATAGACCACTTGTGGGTAATGGTATTAGTCGAGATACCTTCATTGAAACTAACGTTCAAGATAACGGTGTTGATGGTCGACAAGACCAAATCATTACTGAAGCTGGTCTTGAAATTAGTTTACCTGAAACTCACGCAATTCTTAAGTTTTCTTAAGTAGGAGGTAGATTATGGCAGTTATAGGTGTAAGAAGTGGTACTGTTACCGAAGGAACTACTCATGCAAATGATAGTGCTTATGGAACTTGGAATGAAGAATCAGAAGGTGGTGTTACATATTTAATAACAGATTTAATTGACCCCTCAGATACAGATGCTGAGATTTTAAGTCCAGGAATACCTGGTTCTTTAATAAATGGCAAAAAAATCATTGTTGGATTTAACACTGTTACTGCTGGTGCTGATGTAGCATCAGATTTTCATATTGATGGTTCTATAGATGGTAAAAACTGGGTTATGATTGGTTCATCTCTTGATGACGATACAGAACCTAATGTAACAGGTGTTCAACTGTATACAGTTGATTTATCTGATTATACATTACCATGGTATAGATTATCTTTTAATGATGGTACAGACAACATAACAACTTGGCAAGGAAAGCTGTTTGTTGGCGGATTAGCTGGCGGTGGCAATACTGGTCTAGATGTTAGCGCATCAACAAGTAAAATTGGTGGTGTTGGAGCTGACCCATCTTAATGGTTAAGTAACTAATAAATTATAAGGGGTCTTCGGGCCCCTTATAAGGAGAAAATATGGCAAAAAAAGTATATAGTGGTAGTGTAGGAAATAAATATAATTCTAAAGTCAAACCAGACAATAGAAGAAAACATAATGGAAAAACAAAAAAGAAAAAATGATAGCACCAATAGATAAGATTAAAGCTTTAACAACAGATGATGTTCAAAACCTTTTTGGTGAAGATATTATAAATAGCTGTTTCGAGGAAGCTTATAAATTTGTAAACTCATTGATTACAGAAAATCATTGTTATGAAGCATTAGTAGCTACTGATTTACCTTCTGCTAGATACAGAACAGATACTGCAGTTAGACTTGGTACTGGAGCTTTGGGTTGGAATGATGAACAGTATCTAAGAAATAGAAGGATACTTTATGTAAATAGGAAAATAAAGGATATTTCTCCTGAAATTTTAATTGAAGCTAGTAAAATAGACCCAAATATTTCTACAACAAATATGACTCTTAGTGGTAGTATTTATTATGAAGAGGACCCTTATGCTCCTAAATATTATTCTACCAATCTAGGTAAACTGCAAATAGTACCTCTTGATGATACTGATAATCCTACTGCTGAAGTTTATTTTTTAACTTATCCAATTTTTGGAGAAGCTGATGAATACAATGATACTCATAAGTTACAATCACATAATTTTTCAACTATATCTAAAACTGCAGAACATATGTTATTTTACGGTATTCCTAGACAGGCTAAAGAATTAGTCTATTTACAAATGGCATTAAATTTAATTCAATATTATATGGCTAATTTTGTACATGATGATGAAGATACTGAACTTAGTGCTTTACTAGCTAGTCAAGTAGCTGCTATAGATAGAGATAGAAAAGAGCAATTACAATTTGTTGTAAGTACTTTTGGTACTGATAATATGGGAGATGTAAAATGACAAAATTACAAATAAAAGAATTATTAAGGCAACATCATCCACATTTATCTTCTAAGTTATCTGATATGTATCTTGAACAAGCTGCAAATACTATCTGTTATAAAACTGATGTATCAAAAAGAAGTTTATTAACAAGTTCAGTAGCTGGACAAAGATGGTATAATTTTCCTCAAAAGACTTTAGTAATAGATTCAGTTTATTTTAATGATGTTAAAATACCTAAACTAATAGGTGACCCAATTATAGATGATGATGAGTTTGGAACTAGTACTGATGATACAGCTGATACAGAGTTATCTACACCTACAGCTAATGCTGAAAATAAAAGATTTTGGATTTATAGTCCTTATAAAAAATTTGCTGAAGGTTCAACTATTGGAGAACAACAAGATGAACGAGTCCAAGCTAGAATAGGTATAGTAGAAAAAGTTACAAATGCTGTTACAAGAGATGGAAGAATAAGTGATTTTCAGTCATGTTCTATAACGGGCAGTATGAATATAAGAGTATTAGGTTCTTTTTTGCCAGAAACTTTTGCTTCTACTGACGATGCTACTAAAGATTATGTTGGCCCTTTGTCCTCTATTCCAGCTCAATTTCATGAAGTTATATTAAATGGGGCAATAGCTAGGGGATATAAAGACCCTACTAATTTTAAATCAGATATGTATCAATTTTTTACTAATGAATTTGAAATGGGCATAAAAGAAATTAAGAAAAATACTAGAACTAGAACAGGAACTGGCTTTATAAGGCCACAAACATTTTAAGGAGAAACAATGGACTTAAAACTAATGGTAGCAAATTATATATTTAACGATGAAATGAAAAGTAAAATTATTACAAAGTTAAATGAGAATGTAGACATACCTATCATATCAGAAAAAACAGAAGAAAAAATTATAACAGCAATTTATGATTCTGTAGAAGAAGTTGTAAAAGAAGCTATAATGAAGTAATGATAGAAAAATTATTCGTATTATTAAACGATATAACTGATAAAGAGACTGGAGATATAGTTGAAAGAATTGGTATTGAGAGTAATGAAGAATATAAAACAAAGCCTAAAAAATGCCCTACTTGCAATAAAAAATCTATTGCAGGTTTGGAAATAATAGGAACTCACGATAGTTCTTTATTATGGCAGTGCATTAAATGTGGTGATAGATTTTTGAAATTAGATAGAGAAAAAACTTTAGAACTTTTGGAGAACGCGACCTCCGCTTGGACTAATCCTAATGATTGGGGAGAGACTGATAAAACATTAAACTAGGAGATATATGCCAAAAGATAAAGGTGTTTTAAAGAGAGCAATTGTCACACCAGACAAACATGCTCCTTTACAAGACAAAGCAGCAATAAATGTAGTAAAGAAAGCAATAGAAATAATTAAGCCTGATATATATATAGATTTAGGCGATGTAGGTGAATGGGGTAGTGTATCTCATTGGCAGTGGAAAGCTAAGAAAAAACCGCCATTAGAGTACATTATACCTAGAGTTGACAAAGATGTAAAAGGTGTTAACGAGCTTCTTGACAGTATAGATGAATCTTTAGATAAAGTAAGTTGTAAAGAGAAATACTTATGCGGAGGTAACCATGATGAATGGTGTAATATGTTTGTTAATGAACATCCATATTTACCTCAATATAAATTTCATGAAGCAACTAACTTAAAAGGTAGAGGGTATAAATATTATCCTGCTGATTTAGAACCAAAGAAATGGTTAAAGATTGGTAAACTACATTACTACCACGGACATCATAAATCAGGTATGCATCACGCTAAAGCACATTTAATGTTAGGTGCAAACGTAATGTATGGCCATCATCACGGATTACAACAAGCATCTGTAACTCATATAGATGGGCCTAAGTCTGCTTGGAGTATGGGATGTTTAAAAGATATGAGTCCTGAAAAGAATAAATGGTTAGGTGGTAGAGCTATAAATTGGGCACATGCTTTTGCAGTAGTTGATTACTTTAGAGGAGGTTTATTTACTGTACACGTAGTACAAATAATAAATGGTAAAACCTCTTTATGGGGGGAGCTGTTAGATGGGAATAAGTAGTGGATATATTTACAATACTGGAACAATTTGGAATACCCGTTGCAATGACAATAGCATTCGGATTTTTCATATGGAAACAGAACAGGTTCATTCAACAGACTCTGATGACAGAACTAGACCAAGACTTCAAGAGGTTGGAAGGTATTATTATAAAATTGATTGACCAACAAAAGTTGGTTCAAATGGAACAAAAGAAACTTAATGGAATATTTAAGGCTCAGGTAGAAATAATAGCAAGACTATCAGGTAATGGACTTAAAGATAAGTTTTTAAGAATGATGGAAAAGGGAGGAATGAATGATGATTGATTCAACAATAAGTATAGGAAATATATTTACTGTTGTTACAGTAGCTGGAACTTTGTTTTTTACTACAGGTACTTATTCAAGTAAAATAGATACCCTTGAAACTCAACAAGAAAAAACTGTTATAAGAGTTAAAAAAACTGAAAATGATATTACTGATTTAAAAGTAAGTGTCGCTAAAATAGAAACACAGTTAGATGACAGATTTGATAGACTTGAAGAAATATTAATGGATTTAGAATGATATTGTCTAAAATGCTTATAAACCAAATAGCTACATATTTAACTAAACATTTTAAGTTAGACAAGATGATGTCTTATGTATTTGATAAAAACGAATTAGATACAAAAGTAGAAAAATTAGAAAAGGATGTAGAGTTATTAAAATCAATATCTCATACACCTAAAGAATTTAAATGTAATTATAAACCAAAGAAGGAGATAAAATATGGCTAGGTCGTACGGAACAGCCACATTAACATTAACTGTAACAGAAGCTATAACATTAAATAGTAAAGATGAAGGTCAAACTCATTCGCATACTATTTCTAGTGTATCAGATATTTACAGAAGAACTATGACATCAAACACTAGTACCGATACTTCTATAGTAAATTTTAGTACTGTATTTGGAGTTGGTCAATTTGTAGCCGCAGATGTAAAGTATTTAAGATTATCAAATCTTGACGATACTAATCATTGTGTAGCTACTTTTACTAATGAAAATTCAGATGAATTTGCTGTAAAGATAGATAAAGGACAATCTTTTATACTTTGCCCTGATTTATCTGGTGGGTTAGCTGATGTGTTTACTGCAAATCAACAAGCATTAACATTTACTGATTCTACTTGTGATTTTAGTAGTGGTAGTGCTACTGTAACTTGTAATTCAAGTTCTAAGATAAAAGTAGGACAAACAGTAGTTAGTTCTGGAGGTGCTGGTACTAAAACTATTACTGCAGTAAATACGCCAGGAGCTGTAACTTCATTTACTATAGACTCTGCAGCTGATGGAAGTACAAGTAATGAATCTGCTACATTCACACCTGGATTAGGAGATTTATCAGGTATTACAATAAAAGCAGACACAGCTAATGTTGATGTAGAATTATATATGGCATTAACTTAAAAATGTCTATACAAGTAAAAGAAGTAAGTAAGTTCGATAAAGGACTTCATGGGAGTATATCTGAACAAGATATATCACCAGAGGCTGCATCTTTATCTTTAAATATAGACCCTAATTCTGAATATGGTGCATTAAGAGGTATATATGGAGATAAGATATTATCTGCTAATGGGTGGGAACCTCCTAGACGTTTTACGTTTAATATGGAGTTTTTCAATAATAATCTTGATGCAAATGCTCAAGACGGATTGATTCAAGTTGCTTTATTTGAAAAAAAGTATTTCATGGTAAATACTTATGACAAACAATATTTACTTGTATTTGTTTTATTAAATAGTTTAGTAGAAACTTATGATTCTAATACAGGTACTGGTTTTATAGGTGGTACAGCACCTGTTGGGGAGTTTGCAAATAATATAGGAATATCGCCAAATGCATTTGCAGATACTACTGAATATAATATTGCTAACGACATAAATAGAAGTTTTAATGTAATACCTGTCTTTTTAGAGAACTCTATAACAGGAAATGGTACATTGATTAAGGTTTCTGATTTAGCAAGTGCTGTAAAAACAAGTTTACAAGACTTTACAAAACCATCTGGTACTTTACAAGATATAAGTGGATTTGACAATTATTTTACTTGTTATAGGCCAGATACATCAAATGATAAAGATGGAAGGTTGGTTGCTCAAAGTAACTTTTATGGAGATATAGGAATACCATTTCTTCCTAAAATAGAATTTCCAACTGGAGGAAATATTCTTGGATGGCAGTCTAGTGATACAGCAGGTCTTAGATTACCAGACCATAGTATATATAGTAATCCTACTAGTTATATAAAAGGAAATGGTTTTACTCCTCCGCAATCATTCGATGGAACAGATGGTAATGAAGAAGTTGTTTTTGATTTTATAAAAATAAAAGCATTTAATTCAAAAGGTAATTTAAATATATTAGGAGTTACTAAATCTCAACAAGTTCAATTATTTGAAAGTGCTGGACTTAATTCAGAAACTAGTGCAAAAATTTTAGGCTCAGTAAGTATTTCAGAATCAAATTCAGTTTCTATTGAACAAAGGAATAAAAATTTATATTTAGGTGTTGGTGATAATGTTGGTAGTTCAAGTTTATGGATAGGATATATTAGTAGAAATCAATTAGGTAAAGATATAGAAGGTTACCAATTAGAAAAAGCTTCTTTAGAAACAATATCTCCTAGTACTAGTTCATTTAATTACGATAATATAGTAACTCATACTTTACATCATGGATTAAACTATAGAAATGGAGGAATTGCAGGAGCAGCAAGCCTTTATTGTGATAAAGCTGAAGATGGAAGTGACGTTGACCATTATGGAACCAATATAACTAGTGGTAGTTTTCAAAGAACTGTAAATGGTTGGGTAAAAGAATGTTTAGATATAAATGCTGGAACTGACCCAACTAAATTTAGTGACTTTAAATTAGGAATGATATTTAGAGTTAATTTAGGTGCTGCATTAGTTGCTGGAGATATTGGAACAGCTCCTTCTTCTGGTTTATCTGCTTTTGATTATTTAAGAGAATTAAAACAAATAGCAAAAGGTGATTTTAGTCCTACAGGAGAATTTTCTAATCATGATGAAGGTTCTTTAACTGGAAAAGGTGGTACAGGAGAAGCGTTACATGATGGGGATTTATTTCAATTAGTTCATGCTCCATCTCAAGATGATGGCGATGTAAGTAATGATATAATTGACCATGCAGATAATGGTGGATATGGTAAATTTATAGATTCTAATAATACTTCAAATATGTTTAGATTAGTATATGTAGGAAGTTTATTTGGTAAGGAGGATAGTGGAACTAATCATCCTTCTTTTGCAGATTCAGATGATGCCTATTGTGGTATACCAGCTTATGCATATGCACATATAAATGATGGGGAAACATTGCATAGAGTTAAATTATCTTCTAGACCTGATTTAGATTTTGAAAGTTTAGGAGATGAAGATAGTGGAATATCAACTATAGCTACATCTTCTGATGGCTTATTTGTTAGCAAAAATAATCCGAGAGTAGATTCTATTAATTTAAGAATCGAATTAGGTGTTTCAGATTTCGTTATTGGAACTATAGCTGAATGCAAAAGTTGTGATGGTGAAGGCGGTTTTGGTGGTGAAATATCATCTAGTAAAATAAATTATTTTACAGGCCATGGTAAATTATGGGTAACAAATAAAAATGAACATAATTTTATTTATCTAGTTGATGTTACTAATTGGGATAGATATAATAGTTCAAACCCTAGATTAAAAGCTAAAAGAATAGAACTTAATTTTGGTAGGATACATAGACATTTAATATCTGATGATTCAACTGATTATGGAAATGGTTTAATTAGATTATGGGAAACTCAAAATGGAGTCTCTCAAGATGATGAAGCACATTTTCAAGATTATACATGGAGTCCAGAACCAGACGGTCAATATATAGCTTCTGTTTGTGAAACATATTCTCATTTACCTCATATGGGAGACGGGGCTTTGGGTGGAGAAAATAGTGGTGATGGTAAATGGAGAGTATGGGTAGAATATAAAAAAACAAATAATGCGGCTCACTATAGATATGATTTATTCTTGTTTAATTTTAGACCACAAGGATGGGATGGTGGAGGCTCTGATACTGGAGAAGATTTATCAGGTGATGCAATAGTTCATATGTTTGACAAAACTCCTCCATATCAAGAATGCCAAAAAGTTAGTTTAAGTGCTAATATAGGTGGTCATATGAATATGAGCGATAAACCATTTAAAACCATTTATTATCCTTTTGAAAAGTTTGCTATAAAAGAAATGGCTACTATGACCTCAAATGGAAATTTTCAAGAATTTCTGGACAGTAATTGGGGTCGACATTCTTTAATACGAGCTAAAGGGAATGGTAATGTTGGTAGTACAAAATTATTACATAATGCATCTGCTTCAACTAATATTGTTTATGACAATCTTTTATTTAGAAATCCTTCTGGTGAAATACATTGTGTAACGCCAGGTTTATACGATTGGGCTGCACAAGATTCTGATAATGATGTCTTCTATAGAAGGGCTATCCCAACATCTAAAATTTGGCTTGGTTGTAATTTAGGCTGGGTATTAGATGATGGTAGAGAATATGTTCCAGTAAGACATACTTTAAAACCTTATTATAAAAAATGGTATTTTACTGGCGATACAGGAAGCACAACTATACCGCATGCAGAAGAAGATAATTATATGGCATCTGGTAAAAAAACATTTACAGCTCATGTAGTTTCTTCTTTTGGTAAATTAAGTGGAAAATTTGTAAAAAATGGAGGTTCTTTAGCAAGCGGTAGAGAAAGAGAAAATGATTTTGGTGGTTCTAGGTATAGGGCTTCGAACTATAGACAATGGTTTTCTAGAAATCAAGGAGAATTAGAACATTATGAAAATCAATATACAATGTTTACTTTACATGATTCTCCTGTTGCTATAGAAACATATTCTGTTGCAAATACTCCTTATGAGGTTCAAGGAAAACCAATGATAGACCATGATACTGAAACAATTTATCTTCATAAGTTCGCAAATAACGACCATCGAACTAGAATTTATCAAAATGATACAGAAGCTGGGTTTATGGGTAGCAGGACTAATGACGAAACAGGAACAACTCCAGATACTATAAATCATAGTTCAGTTTCAGCTACAATGGGCTATAGTAAATATAATCAATATAGGTATCATCATGCAAATAATGGTACTGATAATGTAGCTAGTGATACAGCTACAACAGGAGAAAATGAAAGCTATAGTAATGGAAATACTTATGGTTACGGAGGTCAGTATCATGGCCAAGATGGATTTGGGCACTATGTAAATATAACTCAAACTTGGGCTTGTAATCAAGATTATATTCCACCTTCCCATGATATAGGTGGGTCTTATAGATATATTGATGGCGATTATGAATTTTATGACCCAAGCAACTATTTATCATTAAACTTCAGAAGCCATGGCTGGGGTGATGGAGCTAGATTTAAAAATAGTAACCATAGAGGAACTAATCCTGGTGACCAAGATGGTAGATGGTGGGATGGAAACTATTTTAAGTCTTCTGTTGAAAATGAAAGTAATGCTACAATGTCAAGACATGGAACAGGTTATTTTACATATGGTCCAAATCAAGAAGGAACTTTAGGTATAGGATATCATGACCGTTATAGGGATGATGTATTAGTATCTGATTCATCTCGTCATTTTAAATTAAAAAATTCTCTTTGGCACAATAGAAGGATAGTACATTGTTGGTCAACTACTTGTTTAACTGATTCTGTTTTAAACTATAATTTTTTGGGAAGAGGGACTACAGAAGAGGATACTAATGGAAATGATAAATCACATTTTGACCACAGAGAATGGGGTTTATGGAAAACTCCAAGGTGCTCTTTTAGAAAACTTGTTATTCCAAGTACATTTGGAACTGATGCAGACCTAAGAAATGTAGATATAGTTAGCTGGTCAGAAAGAAATGTTGTATATCCAAACAAAAATACACATTTAACAAATGACCAAGTAAAAGTAAAATCTGGATTTCTTTTATCATTTAAACTTCCAAATGCAAATGTTTCTGATTTAGATAATAGTGCTACTGGCGTTATAGTTTATGAACCTAAAAATAGTACATATTTTACTTATAGGAATAATCCTTCATCTACCATGCCATTTGATGACGTGAGTCCTAAACAAGCTCATTCAAAAGCAGCAATAGATTTTCTTAGAAGCCTTTATTTTACTGTCAGTATTGTTGATTCAGATAGTTCTACAACAACTTCAAATTGGAATATTTATTCAAATACTGATTTAATAACCAAAAATATAGTCCCTGGTTTATCTGATGACACTTCAAGTAATTATTCTGGAGGTAATAGTACAAATAGAAGAGAACAAGCTGGAACATGTGCATTTCAAGCTACAAATGATGTTTATTGCCCAGTAACAATATCTCAAGATGGTTCAGAATCAAAACAAACTTTAGGTATTTGGTATAGAGCTCAGTTTACAGAAACTCCATCTACTCAAGGTTTTTTAAATGGAATGACTACCAGAGAATACCCTTATTATGTTTTTGATAGGTTTTGGAATTACTGGAGTGTTGACGAAAATACAGGTTTTGATAGAGGCGGGAATACTGCAAATCAATTTATTACAGAAGGTTGGGGTAGTACAGCTGGTGTATCTGCAAACTTTGATAATGCAGATGATGCTTATCCTACTGGTTATGAAGGAGGGCAAACCAATAATGCTTTACTTACAACGTCTGGAGCTCATGTTAAAAAAAGTAGTCCAGCTTTATTAGCTCTTGAAGGTAATGACCCAGATGCTATTGAAAATCCTGAATTTCCACCTGGTCAAGTTTACTACAAATTTAGTTTTTTATATGACGGATTTCAAGAAAGCCCTTTAAGTTTAAATGCATTCCCTATTGATGTTGAAGAAGCTTCAAGTTTATTAAGATTAAAATTAACTATATCTTCAGCTGAAGATTTGGGTCTAAATTCAAGAGTAACACATTTAAATATTTATAGAAAAAATAATCCTAAAGAATTATATAGACTTGTAAGGTCTGTTAATTTAAGTAATAATAAAGATTCTTGGACAGATGAGGATGGCTATAAAGTATTAAATTTTAATGATGAACAAAGAATGGCTTCTTATGAAGGTATAAATGGAGTTCCAGAATCATTAACTAATTTTACTCCTAATTATAGATTATCTTGCCAATTAAACGACTTTCTATTTGTAGGAGGTATTTATCATCCAAATATAGAAGATGGTGACCATTTATTACTTAGGTCTAAACAAGGTAGATTTTCTGTATTTGATTGGTCTAATGACTTCTTAGATATACCTACTAAACCTGTAGCAATGGCAGCTTTTGCAAATAGAATTTGGGTATTTGATAATAATAATATTTTCAAAATAAATCCTACTGGACTTTATATTGAAGACAGAACTGAAGGTATTGGTATTTTAAATTCAGATTCATATATTGTTACGGACATGGGAATGTTTTGGTGTGATAGAAATAATATTTATAAACATGATGGGCAGAAAATAAATCAAATAGGTACTTCTATATTAAAAAATCATGCTAATCCAGAATGGCAATTAGGATATGTTGATGCTGTAAATAAATCTGAAAAATTAGGTTATACACCTAGGATTGGATATGACCCTATAAATCAGTGTATATACATCTCTGTTCAAGGGTTTAGTAAATCTTTATTAAGTTATAAAAAATATGATGGAAGAATTTATTCGTATGATATAAAACAAGATAGATGGGATTATTATGATTCTCCTGCTGTAAAAACAATGACAACTGATAGTGCTGGCAATGTTTTAATGAGTGATGGATTTCAAATATATAACTATAGAAGAGATAAAAAAGCCCCTAAATCTTTTTCTTGGGATAGTAAAACATTTCAACTTGGAAGTGCTAATTATAAAAAAACATTAAAATCATTAAAATTTAATGGAGATTTATGTTTATGGAGGTTTAATAATTCAGCTAATTTAATAAATGAAACAGCTTTAGATGATTTAGCTGAAGAGGTTCCTGAATTTGAAGTAGGTGATAATGAGCATCAATTAGAAGTTACTGGAGCTTCGGAAAGTGATGATTTAAAAGTATATGTAGACGGGATTTTACAAACAATGAGAATTAAAAATAAAAATCCTGTAATAGGACGACCTATAGGAAATGATTCGACAGGGGAAATATATGCTGTAGAAACACATTTACCTAATTTTGGAACAAAAGGTTTTGGTATGACATATGAAGATTCTTTTTCATTAAGCCCCAATTCTTGTCCTGAATTTTTAACTTGGCCTAATAGTCAATTTCAAAGACAAGCTTATGAAGGAGAGCTTCTTGATTTAATGCATTTACATAGAGGAATGTATATTTATTTTAGAGGAACTGATGAAAAAGGAATGGTTCAAGAAGAAATAGTAAGAATAAGGGATATTAAATTTAATTGGTTTAATACTTCTGAAGGAATTAATGACCTAAATACAGGACCTGGTGCTATTGAAGTAAGAACTTGGAGAGGGCAATTGGGTACAAAGGCATATGATTGGACTAATGAAAATATGCTAGCTTCTAAAATAGAACCATTAAGACCAGCATCTCCTACCTTTTTATTTCCAAGAGGAACAAAAGGTAACACAGTAAAAATATCCTTGCAAAATCAAAAATCATTTATTGATTCTTTTGCAATGTCTTATAGAGTAAAAAGATTTAAATAATGAGAAGAAAAACTTATAAAAAACTTATAAAACCTAGTGAAGAACAACTTATTGATACTGTTAATGAACTTTTAGAAAGTGTAAATACTGCTAGCGCTTCTGCTGAAGCTGAAAATTACAAAGGAAAACCTGGTGATATAAAAGTAAATAAGATAGGTAGGAATAAATATGATTTTTATGTAAAAGGAGAAGATGGTTGGCATAAAGATACAAACTCTTCTTATGCTCCAGTTAGTAATAGTGTTAATCAAGAAACTTTAGCTGTTATGATGCAAAATAATGGGACTATAGATAATTCATTTAAAGGAGCTTCTAGAATATTGCTTGATTTAGATGAAAGTGTAGGTAATACAGGAACAGCTAGCCCTAAAATTAAAATAACAGGTAATGGAACTTTTTCTACTACTGGAACAATGACTTTAGATTCTTCTAGAGATATAGAATTAAATGCTGATAGTGGTAACTTATATGTAAAAGATGCAAATGCTGAATTAGCTACATTAAATTCTACTGGTTTAAAGGTTAATAATATTTCTGCAGCTGGGAGTGATACAGATAAATTTCTTGTATCTGATTCAGGTGTATTTAAATACAGAACAGGCGCTCAAGTATTAAGTGATATAGGAGCAGGTACAGGTAGTGGAGATATAACAGGCGTATCAATAACTACTGATTCAGGAAGTGGTAGTAAAGCTGAAGATACAGGTGGTTCTGCAGACTTTTCTATACTAGGTAGTAATGGTGTAGGAGTTACAAATAGTGGTACTACAATAACTGCAACTGCAGTTCCTGGAGAAATAGACCATGATAGCTTAAATAATTTTGTAGCTAATGAACATATAGATTGGACAGGAGCAAGTGCAGGCACTATACATGCTACTAATTATACTAATACAACTTATAGTGAAGCAACTAGTTCAGATGCAGGTTTAATGTCAACTGCTCATCATGATAAATTAGATGGTATAGAAGCGGGAGCTACTGCAGACCAAACTAAATCAGATATTGATGGTTTAGCTATAACAACTGTAGGAGCATTAAGTAGTGGTAGTATTGCAAGTGGATTTGGAGCAATAGATAATGGTAGTAGCAATATAACTACAACAGGCGATGCTTCATTTGGTGAAATAACAGCAGGTGCAGTTATATGGCAATTTTTTCCATTTCAAGCACAAACTATTACTAATGGTAGAATGTATTATGTAGATGTGGATGATATAGCTAGATATAGATTGTGGGATGATTATGATACAGACCCAACAGGCTTTGATTATAGAGATGTTGGAGGGCAATTTGTTGTTCCTGAAGATTGCACATTAGTTGCAATGCGTGGAGTTCTTGCTAATACTAATGGTACTGCTAATCCTGAAATAGGAATTTATCATGGCACAGTAACTGAATCTACTAGCAATACTACATTAGCTCTTGCACCAGGCAGTGGTGGTGGAGCTAAAACTGTTGGTATAACTACAATGAGAGTTCCGTATACGTTTAATGATGTATTTAATGTTAATTTAGATGCAGGAGATATTGTTGTTCCTACAATTAGCCATTCTGATACATCGGGTACTAGAACTTACGTAGGAGGCATAACATTAAAGTTTATAACGAGATAAATAACTTGGAAAATACTATGGTATTTAGTATATTTAAATGATGGAATACATTCAAAAAGGAGTAATATAATATGTGGCCAGCTGTGATAGGAGCAGGAGCTTCCTTACTTGGTAGTATGTTTGCTAAAAAACCTAAATTCGAATCAGTCTCTAATAAACAGTTAGGTGCACAATATGCTGATTTTAAAAATAACTTAGATAGACAGAACAATTTATCTGAACAGTTAATAGACCCTAATTCTTCTTACAACTTAGGTAGAGCAAGACAATTAGAAAAAAGTGCTTATGAGCAACAAGCTTTTGGTAATATGCTAAATCAAAGGAACTTTGCACAAGGTGGTATGGGTGGATTTAGCGGTGTACAAGCACAACAACAGCAAGCCAATATGGACAGAACACAACAACAAAGTGTAGACAGAATAAATGATATGATTGCTAATAACTTTGGTGTTGGATTTCAAGGTATTCAAGGAGTAGGCAGAGGTTATCAAGCTATGGGTGATACTATGGCTCAGAATATGTTAAACCAAACAGCAGCAAGAAATCAAATGGCTCAAGCTCAGGCTCAATCACAAAACCAGGGTTTATTTGGTCTTGGCCAAGGTTTATTAAATTATGCATTAGGGAGTTAATTAATGGCTTTAGATTATACAATGACAAGAGATGCTGTTAATGCAGCGGTTCAAAGCGATTTATTAAATGCTAATCGTATTGGTCAAAGTGCAGCTCAACTTGGATATTTAGGTGCAGATGCCTTTAAAGAGCTAGGATTAGGCCAAGGTGGTTTATTTAATTTTTTAAAAGGAAGACAAAATCCTTTTACTCAAGAAAGTATTGATACTACTCCTAATACTCAATTTGGAGATTATGGTGATGTAAATCCAATGGATGTGCCTATGGACGAAAGAGTTTCATTTGAAGACCCTAATCGTGTGTATGACCAACCTAATATGGATATATTAAGTCAAGTTCCTACTCATGAAGCTAAACAAGGTTTAATTAATTCTCTTACAGCAGAAGAAGGTGTATCAGAAGAAATTCCTGAAGTTTTAGATGAGATAGACGCTCCAGTTCAAGAGGTGTCACCTGAACCTACAGGTGCAGCTGCTGGTGGAAGCATTGGCTCAGTAAATCCTGATGGGAGTTATGAATATATTCATCCTGATGGTAGAATAGAAGTATTTCAAGCAGGAGACCAACCTGGAGTTGACCAAGGTGTTGCTCCTCAAACGCTACCTCAAGCACCTATAGGGCCAATTAATACAGCTTTAGCTAATGAGCAAGGTATGGGAATTGTTTCAACAGCCCCACCTATTTCAGCTTCTAATTTACAAGGTGTTGATTCTCCTGGTATGCCAGGAGATGGGCAAGGATTTTTACCACCTGAATATGGGATGACTGATGAAGAATGGCAAAATCAACAAGAAGAAGATTTTTGGAACTATGGAACTCCTGATGACCCTAGATTCCAAACCATTAGGTGGCCTAATGAAGATGAATTTGTAACAGACAGTATAAAAAATGATTTGATTAACTATATGGATTGGGGATGGCATGACAGCCCACGGGGTAGTGATGAAGGTTTAACTAACGAGCAAACAGGTAGTCCTTTAATAGATTTTCTTAACAAAGGTAAAGGTTTATTTAACAAAGGTAAAGCTGCACTTGGGTTAGGTGAAGAAGACCCTTATAAAGACTTTGAATTTGATGAATCTGGTGGACTAATAAGTGATACTAGATATGGAGGAAAAACTAAAGAACAATTAGAATCAGGTATGTTTCCTAATTGGCAATCAAATATAAAAGCAGGAGCAGATGGTAGTTTTTTTAGTGATGAATTTAGTTCATTTTTACCAGAAGCTAGAGATTCTTTAAGACCTACAAATGCTAAACAAATGGATTCTTTTTTTGGACAAGGATTTAGTGATTTACAGCCTGATTTTAGACTGGCATTTAGAAAAACTGCTGGACGTAAATTACCTAATAAATATTCAACAGACCCTAAGGTTCTTGAATATCTAAAGAGTAAAGGAATAAATCCTGAGGATGTTATATGGGAGTAAATTATGCAAGTTGATTGGGAACAATTAAGACAGTATACAGAAAGAAGAAAACAGAAAAGACAAGCTGATTTTGATGCAGACTTTTGGGAGTCTAAGATTAGAAATATGGTATCTAATACTGGTACTTTTAGTGTAAAGGATAAAACTATATCCATACCACAAGATAATGTTAGCACTCCAGCTGATATGTGGAACCAATATTTACGAGCAACTGAATCTAGAGGTCTTAAACCTGATTACAGACAATTTGTTGACCAATACAATAATTTAAATAAAATTAAAACTACTAAACTTCTTAATACTTTAGGTAACGCTCAAGCTTCTGGTATGAGTACTAAAGATATAAGGAAAGCTGTCAAAAAAGACCCTGAATTACAAGCATTAGTTAAAGAAGCTATGAATCTATTACCTAATGACCAAAAAGCTGAATTAGGTCAGTATATAGCCCCTGGTAGAAAAGGATTTCTTGAAGACCCAATGGGTAATTTAGGTACTTTAGGAGCTGGAGCAGCTGGTTATTTTGCTGCAACTAAAGGTGGTCCTGCAATAGCTTCTGCATGGCAGAATCTTAGGGGTGCAGATACTATAAAATCATTTGATGATTTAAAAGGAAAAGCTATTCCTGATAATATGAAATCAAAATTAAGAAGTGTTCCAGCTAGTAAGAAACAGTATGGAAAGTATAAAGGTAAAAAATCTTTTGCAGATTGGAAAAAAAGTACTACGCCTAAAAATTGGAGCAAAACAACTTACGATAAAGCTATAGACAAATTTGGTGTAAAAGACTTTAAAAAAGTAGGTCTTGTAAATCCTAAATCAAGTGTAGCTAAAACATTATTAAAAGGTAGTGGAAAACTCCTAAAAGGAATTTTAGGCCCTAAAGTTCAATTAGGTTTAGGAGCAATGGCAGCATTTGAAGCATTAAAAAACAGGGAGTAACCTATGGCTATAAACCCTTATGGTTTATATCAATATGATGAAGCTCCTGAACAGCCTCAAGGTGACAAGGCCGCTACATCAGAATCCTTTCAACCAACAATATCAAAAGAGCAATTAACTAGCTTAACAAAAGCTTATAAAAAAACTCCTAATTTATTTGATGAACAATCAAAAGATAAATTAAGAAAGCATGCTATATACTATAATGTCCCTTTCTATGAAGGTGACTTTAGTATAACAGATGCTTTAAAGCAGTTTGGTGGTGGATTTATCGAAGGTTTTACTACTCTATCACCTATAGACCATCCTGATAACGAATACGAGGCAATAGCTAGGAATGTAGGCCATTTACTTGGGTTTGCTCCTAACATGTTAGCTAAACCATTAAAGTTACTTGGTTTAAGTAGAGCAGCTAATGCTATAGGCGGTGTTCGTTCTATTCCTCTTGGTATAGGTGAGTTTGCTACAAAGAAAGCGGCTAAAGTAATAAACCCAGTATTAAAGACAGCATTAGATGGTAGAGCAAGTGCATCTGGAACAGTTACTAAGTTTTTAACTGGAGGTGCAACTAAGAGTGTTGTAGAAGAAGGTTTTAAACTTGGTGTTGCTAGTGCTGTAAGTAACTGGAAACAAGGTATAGATGGAATGCTTGAAGCTGGAGTAGGTGGTGCTAAATTTGGTGCAGCTTTCGGTGCTTTAGGTAATATAGTTCCAGGTAAAGGCGCTGGTGACTATGCTTTAAGAGCTGTAGCTGGTTCTTTATATCAAGGATTGCATGCTACACAAAGAGGAGCTACTACTCCTGAACAGGTTTATGAATATTTACTTGGTGCATACTTTGGTGGTGGAGCAACTGGTTGGAAGCAAAAAGGTGTGCAAGAGTTTATGGTTAGAAAAGAAAAGCAAGCCTATGGTACTGAAGGTAAAAAAGCTGATATTAAACTAAGAGTAACTAATGACCCTGAAATGGTTAAAGGTTGGAAGAATTTAGACCCAGAAGTCCAAAAAGAAATTATAAAAGAGATGAATAATCCTAAGAGTATTCATTATGACCCTCCTGGTGATGCTGAAGCAAGACTAGCTTTACACGAATATGTAGCTCATAAGATGGGTATTGAGCCTGGTAAGACTACTTTATCTAAAAAAGGTTGGGAAGAATATGGAAAAATACTTGATAAAGAAGGTACAGAACAAAAGCAAATAGGTTTAGCAGCTCAAACTGAAAAAGATTTAAGTGATATATTTAAAGAAAGAAGTGAAATTGTAGATAAACTTCAAACAGAAAGGCTTAGAGTAGACAATTTAACTGGCTCAGAAAGAATCATAGCTAATAAAAATATAGAAGAAATGGAAAGCCGATTAAATAGGTTGCAAGAAAAAGAAACTAGGCTTTTAGAACTTGAACCTTATCAATTTATAGATAAAGAAACTGATAAGATTGTTACAGAGGAATTTAGAAATGATGGTAACGATATTGGAATGGTTTCTAATAGAGATTTATTAAAGAAGTCAGAAAAGATAGTATCTGAAAAGTTAAAAGAAGTTTGGGATAAAGAAAGTTATAGTCCTGCTACAAAAAGAAATGAACTTATCAGACTTACAAATGTAATCGATAATATTGTAAGACAAGAAAAATATTCTAAAAGAGGACAAAAAGTTGATAGTGAAGCTCTTGTAAAAGAAATTGAAGATACTATTAAATCTACTGAAAAGGTTACAATTAAAGTAGATGAAGGTATAAAGAATGATTTAAGACAATGGCTTACTCGTAAAAACTTTGGTGAACCAGTAAAGTATTTAAATATAAGAACTACAAAAGATGGTGTTATAGATAAAGAAGTAGAACTTAGAAAGAGTGATGGATTTACTTTTGCAGGTAATAGGAAACAAAGTATAGAACCTAAGAAAGAGATTCAAAAAGTTTTAGAAGAGTTAGCTGGAGAAGGTATTGACTCTCATGTTATTTTAGATAACATAACTACAAGAGGTTCTAAAGGTGAGTTTCTTGATATGGAATTGTCTAAGTTTAGACAGAAAGTAAGTGAAAAGAAATATAACAGTTTTATAAAAGATACTCATAAGAAAATGGCTGAAAAAGACTATTATCCTTATGGTGGTAAAGGTGATAATGATACTATAATATATATTAAGAAACATCCTGATATGGCCAAAGGAGAATCAAGAACTTATATAAGACAATACTTAGATAACTTTTTAAAGAAAAAGAATTTTAAAAGGTATCATAATCAAGCTTTAAAAAGAAATAAATACTTTAATTCAACTGAGGCAAGAGAACAGTATATAAGTAATATTATGTGGGATTTATCTCTAAATGGTTTTAGACCTAAAACTAAAGCTGAATATGATGTAGCGTTAACAAAGCTATTTGAAGGTGAAGGTTACATTAAAAATGCTACTGCTTGGAACAAAAGAAATCAAATTTGGTTTACACCTACCTGGAATGCTGACAAAGAGTTTGTATCTAATAGTTATAGAGATTATTTAAAAACTTTAAAGGTTAAAGATTTAGATACTATTGCTCCTGAATATTCAGATGCTATTTTAAAAGGTAATGTAAGATATATTATAGCAAGAGATTTAGACCCTAAGTTATTTAAACTTGTTAAAGGTAAATTAAAAAGAATTAAAAAGTTAAACAAAGATAGTAAAAATACTGAGTTTAGTGAAAATGTAGATGGTATGACTATTGTAGAAGATAACTATCTTAATACATTAATTAAAGATAGTGGTTTACCCCAAAGTGGACAAAGCAAAAACTTTATTGTTAGTCCTGATGGAGAAATGGGAGCATTACTTGGTAAACATATGATGCATAGTGCAGGTAAAGTAGCTTCTAGACAAATGCGTAAAGCTGGTATACAAATGATTATGCAAGAGTCTGCTGTTAAACAAAGAGGCGAAAGACAAATAACAGATTATAATATAAAAAAGGGCAAAGTAGAAATAGAAGACCCTAAGTTAATATATGAAATGCCTGTTGAGCATATTAAATATAGCTACAATGTAAAACAAAGTAATGAAATGGCAGGTTATACTGACCCTAAAAATCCTTTTGGAACAAGGCATAAACACGGTATACCTAAACAATTACTAATGGCTATGGGACAAAATACCTTTAAATCATTTCCACAAAAGATGATTGAAGATTTCTTTAATGAAACTATTTATAATAAGTTTAAAGGCGAAAAGAAATATAATGACATTCTTATAGAGTATAATGAAAATCCAAAGAGTAAAACTTTATTAAATATACTAGAAAAGAACATTGATAAACTTGGTATGAACGAACTTCTTTCTATTATAAATGGACCTCCTACTCCATTAGCAGATGCTGCTTATTTTAGGTTAATGAAATTAAACAAAGATGCAATATCTTCTAGAGTAGCTGAAGGGGAAATATCTCCAGATGAAGCAGAAAAAGTACTAGAAAATATGCAAGAGTTTAATAGTGCAACTGATAGAATGGTTTCAGCAGCTCAAGAATGGTCTACAAGAGAAAAAATGGTTGGTAGAGAAGGTAATATTAATACCTTATTGTTACACAAATATATAAGACCATATAGATTTCAAGTTATAAGAAACTATGTATTTCAATCTATCAGTAAACCTAAGATAGGTAACAGTGGTGTAGCTAGAATGAGAGGTTATGATAAGTGGTTTAGAAATGACCCTAAATTTAAAGAATTAGAGACAAATGATGAGGTATTCTACCTGGATAACTCTTTCAAAAAAATGCCTCTTAAAACACATATTCCTGGCTATGAAAACATTACTTTAGAGAGACTTTGGAATAACTATAATAATAAAAAGCATAAATTGTATCAAAATAAAGATGTAAAGAAGGTATTAAGAGCTTTAACAGTAAGGGTTCCTATGGACTCTGTTAGTGGTGCACAAGCTATGGATTTTGGTGGATTTACTGGCAGAAATGGTCATGGTATACTAATGCATTCAAGAGCTATGAGAGCTGAAGGTGGCGCTGACCTTGATGGTGATGAAGCTTTTGTGTTCTTTGGCGGTCGTAAAGGTGCTAAAGGAGGTGGGTTTAAATCTGAATGGATAGAACAGTTCCATAAAAATAAAGATGAGTATTTAGCTAAAGATGGTAGTATTCCTAATAGAAAAACAGGTTTTGTTCCTGTAGAAGCAAAGGGTAAAAAACTTGTAAAAATAGAAACTGTATCACGGTATACTCCTGAAATATTAAAAGCAAATCCAGATAAAGTTTATTTATTTGGAGATAATTTAGAGAAAGTTGGAAGAGGCCCTGGGGCTGGTCAAGCAATTATAAGAGATGAACCAAATGCTTATGGTATTCCAACTAAAAAAAGTCCACGATTATTTATGACTGACAAAGAATATGATGCTAATGTAAAAGCTATAGATAAAGCTTTTGCTTCTATACCTAAAGACAAAACTATAGTTCTTCCAAAAGATGGGCTTGGTACTGGTAGAGCTCAATTAAAAAATAAAGCACCTAAAACTTGGTCTTATTTACAAAAAAAATTAAATGAATTGAAAAAAACAATTAAAAAAGAATTTAAAGAAGGGAAAATAACTTACGAAGAGTATTTAACAACTCAAGATAGTTTAAAAGATACTAAAATAGACCCTGATGCTAGAGATAGTAAAGTATGGCAATATGATAGTGGTTGGAGACAAGAAATATCAGAAAGAGCTGTTGATGGTCGTAACTTACTTGGTGGAACAGTTAGTATGGCTCAAATATTAAAGGCTTCTCATAATTCTTTACTTGCTTTACCAAATAAAAGTCAAACTTTTACTACTAGAATAAAGGTAAAGGGTAAATTTATACCAGTTAAAATAACTTTAAAAGCTAAAACAAGTGAAAAAGATTTGAAAGATGCAAGACAATTAGCTTCTTCTATGATAGCATTTACTTCAGACCCTCTTGATGTAGCTGGTTTAAAAGGTTATGATAATTATTATAGAAAACTAAGTAATGCTTATTTTGATATAAAGGTTGATTCTAAAGTTAAATTAACTGAAAAACAAATAAATCAAGCTTTAAAGGGTAAAGATGGTATTATAGGCCAAATGACTGATATAAACTCTGCTTTATATAGTAGAGACTTTATTAATAACAGGTCTTGGGATGCTCAAAGTATTAAAGAAAAAACATTATCAACTACACTTGATAGTGGACTTGGTTTAGATAAAGCACAAAATACTATGTTACCTAAATTAGGTAAGCTAGCTAGCTCTATAGAACTTTATGATAGTCCATTTAAGAATATAAACTTACCACATTTAAGACAAATGTATGATGAACATAATAACTTAGTTGATAAATTACCTGAGTTTAAACAGCTATTAAACAATTTAAGTGTTCCTAGAAACGAACTTCTTTTTAAAATAGCTGAAACTAAACTTTGGGAAAAAGCTAATATAGATAAATACTCACATAAAACAAAATTAAAAACATTTAATGCAATAATAAATTCAGAAGGCAGTCCTTTTGCTAAAGGTAGGGGATGGTATGATAGGTTTATTAAAGGTAAAGAAAATTTAATAGAAAAAAATAGGGAACTTAGAAAAGATTACTTAAAAGAACTTGTTAAATTCTCTGAAGATATGCTAACGCAGGATGTTAGTGATATGATATCATTTAGACAGGTTTATCGTTATTATGATGCTGCTGAAGTAGGTCCTGTAGTTTTTAATAAAATGCTTAGAAAAGTAAGTCAATTAAGACGTAATAGCTATCTTCAAAGAAAAAACTTAGATGAATCTTATGAAGAAGTTGCAGAAGGTGTACAAGTACCTAAATCAACAGCTGAAATGCTTAGAAAAAGTTTTGGAGAGTTAACTGTTGAATCTAAGGAAAAAGCTACAACATTAGACCAGTCTACTATTGATGCTGAGATAGCAAACTTTAAAAGAACTTTACCTAATGATAGGTCTAAAAAATTATTTGATATGCTAATGTTGGGTAGTTTTAGAGATGGTACTTCTGAAACATCTATAAGTAAATTAGGGTTATCTTCCCAGGCAGTTGATAAAGCTAGTGTTGTTGACTTTGTTGGTGACTATTCTACTATAATGAATAAAGCTTATGAAAAGATACCTGTAAAGAAAAGTATTGTAGAAAATCTAGAAAAAGGTGATATGGTTGAGAAAGATTTACCTGAAAATACAATATTAAGAGATACTACTACAGGTTATGAAGGTTTACATGGTAAGCTTACAGGTAAACAAATACCTAAAGAAGTAAAGCAAGAATTAACTGAACTTGTAGAGAACTTAAAGTTTTATAATGGTAAAATAGGACAAAATCTAAATGAAGTAGTTAGAGGTATTTTAGGTAAAGACTTTAATACACTACAGTATAAAGACTTTGTAGATTTAAATAATTACTTTAAAGAATTGCAAAGAGGAACTATCTTCCAAAGAATGTTTGGTGATAAATCTCCTACTCTTAAAAAAAGATACACAATGTTATTTCCTGCTACTATAGGTAGAGAAACAATGAAATATGATATAGAGCTGTTAAAGAAAAGAGGTTTGTTTCTTACCAAAGCTAGTGAAGTTGTTGAAGGGGATATGCTAATTCCTAGTAACTTTACTGAAAAATTACAGCATGCTGTATCTTTATCTATGGATAAAGCTCAAGGTAAAGGTGATGAAGAAGTTGGTAGATTAAGAAAAACACTTGAATTTCTTGATTCATTAGAAGATGGTGAAGCTTTAAGACGTGTTGCTGTTAGAAAGATAGAATCAGATGGTAATAGTGGCAAAACATTACATTCTGATAAAGCTCTTGCTAAAAAATGGGCTGAAAACTATTTAAAAGAATACCATAATGAAATGGAAGCTGTTGATTACAACACTTTAAAAGATAATAAATATAGAATTAATGAGATTATCGATGGTAAAACTACTAGATTAGAACTTACTGGTGAACAAATTGTTAGCAAAGTAGAAGATGTTTATAAGAATCATTTTAAAAATATGTATAAGCTAATAAGAGGTAATCCTGAGCTACTAGAGTCTTATATTCAAGTTAAATATGGTAAAAAACAATACTTTGATTTTAAAGGTGCAAAAAACGAACCTATTTATGATTACAAAAGATTTGTAAAAGATATATACAAAGCTTACGAAAGAGGTGAAGATATTACTACTGAATTTGGTGTTGATGGTCTTCGTGCTATGGCTCGTTCTATGATGATGCAATTACAGCATAAATATAAAAAAATGAGTAGAAGTGAATTAAGGAAACTAATTGAAGTTCCAGAGCCTACTAGAGAAATGACTGAAGGTTATTGGCCACATATGTTTTTTGATAAAGTATTAGCTAAAAAATCTCTTGAATCTGCTATAAAGACTATAGAAAATAGCTCTATGTCTCAAGCTGAAAAATCAAGAGAAATTGAAAAAATAATGTGGAGGTCTAAAACATTAACAGGTGATTGGATTACGGGTACTGAAAATTGGGAAACATTTGATAGGCATAATGACCCTGTTAATACTCAAAAAAAATCAGACAAAGTTAGTTGGTTTAATGCTAATCAAATGACATCTTCTATGCATAGTAGAACAAGTCATATTCCAGGATGGTCTGTTGATGCTACTGTTGCTGAAACTTATTCTAGAAATGTTTATAAAACCTATTATAAACAGTTAGCTCAAATATTATCTAGAGATATACTTCAAGAATTTGATACTAGAGCTATTAATAAAGGATGGCATAAAACTGATGTAAGTTATGAAACTGGTCAAAGAAGAAGTTTAATGGATAGATGGTCTGACCATTATAAATTATATGTTCAAGATGCTATGGGACATCCTAGTATAATACCAGATTATATGATTAATGACCCAGGTATGAAGCTTAAAGGTACTCCTTATGCTTGGTGGGCTGATAATAAAGTTACTGAGAGAGTAAATGATATAGGTAAAAAACTTGGATTAAAACAGCCTGTTGTAAATAAAATACTAAGAGATAAATGGAGTGTTGAAGATATAAGACATTGGTCTAATCTTGAAGCTAAATTTGAACTAATGTCATTACTTGCTCATCCTAAGTCTGCTATTAACAATTTATTTGGTGGTTCTTTACATACTATACAAAGCTCAGGTGCTACTGCTCTTAAAAAAGTATATGATTATAACTTTTTAAGAACTATTAATCCTAAATGGACTAATAGGCAAGCTTTAAAAGATTTTGTTATAAGACAAGGTATATTTCCTGAAATGTTACAACATGAGTGGGGTTTACAAAAAGAATTTCAATCTGCTAAAGCTAAAGAGTTTTTAAAAGATGTTGGCAAAAAATTAAATCCTGAGGGTGGAATTGAGAAAACATCATTAAGGGAACTTGCAGATAAACACAAAGTAGCAGCTCCTATAATGAATGCTGCGGCTAAGTTTATGTCTATACCTGAAATGAAACTTCGTACTGATGCATTTATGTCTCATTATATAAAAGCCTGGGAAAGATTTGGTGGTGCTATAACTCAGCATGACCATCCATTTTTAATTGAGCAAGCTAAAAAAGGTGTAAAAGCTACACAATTCTTATACAATGCTCCATTTAGACCAGGATTTGCTAGAACAGCTCTTGGTAAGATAATGACTCGTTTCCAATTATGGGGCTGGAATGCTCATAGATTTAGAAATGATGTTATAAGAGAAGCTAGAATAAGAGGTTATCGTCAGGGTACTCCTGAATATGAAAAGTTTAAAAGAACAGCTCAAATTGATTTACTTACATACTCTTTAGCTAGTGTATTTGCTATGTCTATATTTGAAAATGTATTACCTGCTCCTTTAAATCATTTAAAGGAATCAGCTGAATGGTTATTTGGTGATGAAAAAGAAAGAAATAAAGCTTTTTGGGGTAAATCATCTGTTTGGCCTTTAGCTTTAAGACCATTACAAATAATTACTCCACCTATATCTAGAGTAGCAACTCCATTAAAAGCTTTAGTTAATGATGATTATGATAAATTCTTAAACTATCATATTTATACAATGTTCCCATTTGGTAGGATAGCTAGAGATGTGTCTCCGTGGGCTAAGGGTAATGTACTTGATAATCCTTATAGAATTGTTGAAAAGTTTACTGGGTTACCTTATGGTGATTTACAGAGACAAAGAAGAAAATATAAAGATGAAGAAGCTTAT